CGGTATCTCACCGGGCGCGGTCAGGATACCCGATGGCACCGCCTGATTGCGGAACCCCTCGATGGCGGTCTTCTGGCCCTCAAGGCCCTGCATCGCCGAGAGACCGACAGCGGTCAGCGGCGACATGCCACACAGCGGATGAAAGATTGCGCTGATGCGGTCGTGAATGATTTCACTCGCCGGAACCACAAGGCTGTCTTCGGTCACGCCCGAGAGGCTGTCGGCGTAAAGCTGATAATAAACCGCGCCGTCGGGGGCCAATAATGCCTTGGTCCGCGACGGATCGAGCACATACATACTGACCACAACCTGCCGGTTGTAGCGTTCGAGCAAGACGTAGGTGTTCCCCCACGTTAGCAGGCTGTAGACCCACTGCTCGAAGAACTGGATCCGTGTTTGGTAGCGGTTTGGCTTGCGAATGACCGGCGAAAACGCCGACGAGGTGACCTCTTCCCAGATGCGCGTGGTCGGGTTCTGCTCGACCAGCTTCAGGGCGATTTTCGCCACGTCCTGACCGATCAATGAGACACACGAGTAAACCGCGTGATGGCGGATCGCAGTCTCTTGCGACAACTCTTGGTTCTGCTGCCACGCACCGGTAAATGGCTCACGCACCGTTGGCCAGAACCAGGAATTCCAGCTGTTGGCGGGCACCAGCCCGGTCGGCTGCGCCTTCACGCCCCAGGAGATATCGAAGCCGAGCAGGCGCACTGGGCAATTCTCCGCTTGACAGAGCGCGCAAACCGCGCGACTCGGGCCGCCGCCAATGATTTAATGGACGGTAACTTCAGGCGTGACGCCTTCTGAGCTCATCCAGGCAGGCGAGCGACTGTATGGCCAGGGTTGGCGCCAACCGCTCGCCGACGCCTTGGGTGTCAATATCGCGACGCTACGGCGATGGACCGGCGGCTATGTCTTGATACCGCGCCGGACCGAATTGGCCGTGCAGAACCTACTCGTCGCCAAACGGCTGGGCATAACCACTACTGCTCGGGAGTAATGTCGCGCCGAAGCGAGCGGCGACGCCGATGCGCGAGATGCGGATCGTCGGCTGGCGTTTCCTCGGGTGTCTGTTCGGACTCTGCTGACGGTTCTTCCGTCTGCTGCGCCGGCTGCTGAGCCGCCTCTTCTGCCTTCCACGGCGACTGTCCCCAAGTTCCCATGGGTTCCCCTGCTGGCGGTGGTCCTTCGGTTAGCACCACGCGCTCCTCGACCACACGCTGCTGCCGTGGCGCGGTGCCGAGCACCACCGGCTCATGTTTCTTCGCCCATTTCTTGGCCAGGAACGCGACGGCCCATTCGCGATCCGGCTTTGTATCGGGCATTTCCATTTCCTCGCCCTTAAGATAGGTGCGCCCACCGTAGCGGATGCCCTTCGCTGTCGTGACGATCAACCGCATGGGGGATCTCCATAAAAGCCGTGCGAGCGACCCGGCGATCCGGGATCGCCCGCACCGTTCGTCAAGCGTAGCGGGCGCCGTCGATATACGACACCACGCCGGCACGCCGCTTCTTCCAGTTGATTTCCCGCTCGGCACGCAGACCGACGAGGTTCCTCTGCCAGAAGCTGACCAGCACCGTCGACGCCGTCGCCGGGCTATCCGGCGCGCCTTCCATCTGCACCGACGCTTCACGCGACACGTCGACCGTCACGTTGCCATCGTCGGCCAGCAGGATTTCGCCCGGCAGCAAGAACGCGATCATCTGCCCGTCGGCAGGCGAGCCGCCGGTGGACGGGATGTTCTCCGACGTGATCACCGGGAAGCCCTCGAGCGTGCCGCCCTGGGCGTTAATGCCGGGGAACTCCGTCTGGCTGAGTGCATTGCGCATCAACCCGAGGCTGATCGCCTGCTGCACGCCCATCACGAACACACCGGAACTGAACGGCAGGCTGAGCGCCGCCATCGGCTTCAACAGCCGCCCGATGTCGGTGCGCGCCGCGTCCGCATCCGTGCCACTTGGCGTAATCGGCGTCACGCCGTTGGTCACCGACGCGGGCGAAGGACCACCGGAGCCGGTGCCCGCCGCCTTGGTGGGGTCGAGGAACTGTTGGTCGAGGAACTGCGCAATCGTGTTGATCAGATCCTGACGCACGATGCCTTCAATTGCCGGATTGGAGAACCGCATCAGCTCTTCGGTGAACACCACGATGCCAGCGACCTTGGAGAAGTCCATCGTCGTGGTGTCGAACGCCAGAGCGGAAAGTGGCTTGGCCGAGCCTTCCCCCACCCAATTCGCCGAGGCGCCGGCGGTCTGCAAGGGAATACGAATATTAAACGGCACCCGACGGAAACCGGGAATTCGTCCAAGAATTGTTGCTGGTCTCAATAAATCGATGAATTCCGAGACCATATACTGATACTGGACCAAAGCGCCCGCCCAGGTCGGCGTGTAGGTGTTGCCTTCCGCAACCGGTGCCTTGATTTCAGTTGTGCCCGTCATCGACGCCCAGTTCAAGACGTTGGCGACTTCCGGCGTATCCTTCCAGATGTCCTGCGTGGCGATCTGCGAGGCCTGCTGCAGGTTGCCCTTGGCGCGCCCGAGCGCGATGCAGAAGCGGGTGAACGACGTGCCCTTGGCCAACGGCGGGGCCTTCACCGACACCGGCGCGAGCGGGCGGCGCTCGTTCTGCTGCTGCGGCATGACCACCAGGCTGGTGCCCGATCCGTTCACCGGAACCGCCTGCTCGATGTTCATCTTCTCCTGTTTGCGCAGGCGATCGAGGTGCTTATCGAGACCGGCGATCTTCTCCTCGAGTTCGTCGTATTCCCGCTCCTGGTCGTTATCGAGCGTCACGCCATCCTCGGACGCCTTGCTCATCATGTTGGTCATCTGGGCCGCGAGTGCGGCGCGGGTATTCGCGTAGGTTGCAATATCTTCGGAGATAGTCTTTGCCATTTTGCCCTCCGGGTTCCTGGCGTTGTGTGTTGCCGTGACGCCGGCAGGGGTGCTGACACTCCGGCTCTGCGGTTGGCCTTGCGCGGCCTGCAGAGCCTCGTTGTCAATCGAGCGAATGAGTTGGATCGTGGCGTCTTGGTTAGCCGCGACGGTTACAAGTGAGAGCTCGTGCCAGTTCCATTCCTTGAAGCGAATGCCGCCGCTGTCTTTGATTAATTCGGCCTTGCCGCGGATCGGCGTGAAGCCGATCGACACGCCCTTGACCAGCCGCGCCTTGACCGACTGCCACGCCTTGTCGGTCAGACTCTTTAATTCGCCGGGTTCGTCGATACGGGCAATCTTGGCCTGAAATGCGATGCCCTTGTCGGTTGCCGTGACATGGGTGACCTCGCCGACCGGATTGTCGTGCTTGTGTTGCCATAGCAGCGGTATCGGCAGGTTGTATTTCGCGCCGAGGCTTTCGACGATGTCACCCATATGGTCAACCGACGGCGTGGTCGCGATGCCGTGGATGCTGCGCTCACCCTCGTTAATCCCCTTGACCTGCAGCAGCGTCGGCAACCAATTCAATTTGTCGTCCTCGGTGTCCATGCTCATTTCCATGCCATCCATGTGATCCATCCATGACGCCATGCAGGCCGCATGGTCGTAACCTTGTGCCGCGCACCGATCCATGAAGGCGTTGTGGCTCTCTCCATCCGACGGCATGCAATCGATTGCCTTCTTCGGCGGCGGCGCGGCGCCGGGATGCGCGTCACGCCACGCCGACATACAAACGGCGACCCGCTGATCCTGCCGTTTAAAATCCGCCATCATGGTTGAATCGCCCATGCAGCGGCCCATGAAATCGCTCTGCGACTCTGGCTTGTCGCCCTTACGAGGCTTGGGAATTGGCATCGTTGCCTCCATGGCAAGAACACCCATTCCACCGGCTATCATGGAACGGTGCGGTAGCTATGCGACTTGACGGATTTAACCGGCGGGAAATAACCTTGGTGCGCTATGCTTTCCCGCGCCCGGAGCACATTCCCCCGCTACGGCGCGGGTTCTTTTGGGAGCGCACGATGAAGAAATTGCGCGCCGCCATGAATGTGGCGGCCTTGCTATGCACCGCTATCGCGATACTCGTTCAGTGCCTGTGTGTCGGCGCAGCAGCCGGCGATCAATGCAACGAACACGTCGAATGAAGGGGCGCCTCTCTGGACTATTCAGAGCCTGCGCCATCTACGGCGTCGCGGGCCTGCTCGCCGTTCCCCTCATTGTCTATCGGCACCAGATATCGCTGATACCGCCCGAGGCGACGCACCCGGAAATAGCTTGCAATATGGCGGTATCTTGGGTGACCGTCGTCGCCGGCACCTCGTGCGTGTGGGCGGTAGTCATTCTGATGCTCGGGTTGGCGCACTTCACGCGAGAACGTGCGCCAGTCAGGCCGCGTCGGCCGGTTGCTGCACCTCGGTGGCGTGCGTTTCTGTCGCTGGAGTGATGCCAGTGAGCATCAGGCGAATATTACATCGTAACTCGGCGTCCGCATAGGCTCCGGCAGCGTGCTCATAACATCACAGGCATTGAACATCGCCATCGCCGCATCAATCTTGGCATCGCCCGCATGCATCTTCGTTGCGCGGATTGCCGTGGCAGTTGGTTCTATTTTTATGTTTGAAACATTCCAATTCATCATCATATTTTCTGAATGCCACAATGTGCGCTTCGCCAACCTGCGCTCGCTGGTTTTCAGCGCATTCATCAAACGAAAGCCCTGGCTGCACGGCCAGAGCATCTTGTTTTCCTCGGTGACCCCGACTGCCGCCATCGCATCGACGATGTCGCCCACTCCCGCCGGGTCCACTGCCACATGCGCAAGCAATCCGCGCGACTTAATATCGGCGATGATCGCCTGCATCGCCTCCAGGTCGCCCAACTCATCATCGCAAATCGTCAATTCCCCGCGCTTCTCGAAATCCAGCAACCGCGGCGCAATCTGCTGCCGCCGCTGCAGCACCGACGAATGACACCAGGCATGACTCCAACACAACCACGACTTGCTCGCCTTGTCGCGCCCATCACGATCCCGGCCGAGCACACAGAACCCGAACAGGTCGTCCAACCCGCCGCCATCCATGCCGCAGACCACGACCTCAGAGCGCTCAAGCAATTCCTCCAGCGTCAACGACGGGTCGGTCTGCCGCTCCCAGAATTCCGCACCAGCCCAACGGTCGCTCCCGAGCGCAATACCGATCTCGATGTTAAAGTGCTGCGAGGCAAACAGCGTCAGCGCGTTGATCCCCTCGCGCTCCGCCTTCATCAGCTCGTCGCGCAGAAATCCCATATCCACCGACAAGCCGAGGTTCGGATTGACCAGCGGCCACAGCTTCTCGTTCCGCCGCCATTCCTGCGAGGCCACAATATCCCGCGGATATTCATACAGCACCGGCAACAGCGGCAGATCGAGCTTGCCGTCCCGCACATCCCGGGCGTTCTGCAATTCCTGCTTGAACACTCCCGCCGGCGGCCGCTTGCTCTGCGTGGTGATCTGGACCAAAAATCCGTCGGGCCGCGACGCCAGTGCCCCGCGAATTTCCACGAATATATCCGCCGCGTTCGACTTCTCGGAAAATACGTGCGTCTCGTCGAGCAGCGTCACCGTGCTCTTCACCCCGGTGATCACGTCGGTGTCCGCCGCTTTCACCATCAGCGTCGCACCACGGACCCGGTCGGTGATCGTCCGAACATGCCGTGCGATATGGAACGTCTTGCGCAGGACATCGGCCAGCAAGATCGATCCCTCGACCTGCTTGAACGCCCGGTCCGCAATATCCTTCGTCGGCGCCACCAAAATCATTTCCGCCTGCGGCCGACGATTGAGGATCATCGCCGTCAGCATTATCGAGGCGCCGAGGAAAGTTTTCCCATTTTTCTTTGACACCGAAATGAAAAACTCACGGATCATCCGCCGCCCGGCAGCCTTGTCGAACGAGCCAAACACCGCCCGGACAATCGGGAATATCCAATCCCCTGCCACGTCGCCGATCCTCGGCGTGCCCGCAATATCCGGGATCCGAATGTCGCGGAAGCATCCCTCGCCGAGATCCGCCTGCTCTTCGAACAGCGGTAGCTCAGGAACTAGAGACCGGCCCGAGGTCAACCGCTCCTGCCAGTCTCGACATGCCGTCGACCATAGGTCCGTCATGGGTTAGTTCGGCTTTGCCCCCGGGTTGGAATCATCGTCCCGCAGGTAGCGTTCCCATCCAGTGCCCTCGCCAGCGGTTTGCGCATCGATAGCTGCCTGTTCCTTCTTGCCACGCACCGGGGTCACCTCAATATCCGGCACCCGGTCATACTGCCGCCAACCAGCCCGGCACTTCAGCCAGAATGTTGCCGCGGCCACCGCTCCCTTGCCTTTGCTCGTGGCAATTTGGAATAGGTTGCGAGCGACCGTTGTGTTCGCCTCCACCGCGCCCCTGTCCAACTCCTCGCGATAATGCTTCTGCAGGGTGTGCTCCGATATGCCCA